TTCCGGCGGTGTTGAGGGCGCTCAGACAGGCACCGGCACCGCTTTGGCCCTAGGCGCGCTTCTTGCCCTTGGCGGCACGAAAGCGGGGCAAAAGACACTGGCGGCTGCGATCAACGAACGACCAAATGCGCTTCGTCAGCTTGGCGTCGGAACTCGTAAACGCAAGGGGCTCTTCGGTGCTGCCGCGCTGCCAGTCGTGCTTCCAGCTAACTAGCCTACGAGGCTAAAGAAAGTTTCAACCCACCAGCGTTGGCCATCCCGACCCCAGAACAAGACTGCGATACTGAGTGTGGCCCAAATGGTCAGCGCGAAGGAAAAGAACGCATACTTCCCCCACCGAAACGCGGTGTTCACCCAATCCGTCCAATCGTGAACGACATAGGAGTCTGATCGCTTGCTGTAGCGCATAGGCAGGCCTTCTTGCTGCCTGCGTCTGCGGAAAGCGATCCAGCGCTCCACAATTACGATCCAGACGGCGACCACGATCGCCTTCCAGAACATGATCCAACCGATGCTCATCGGGCATCGCAATACCACACCTTCATCAGCCTGCCAATCGGCGGGCGATTGCTTGCCAAGAATCACGATTTGTTCTATCAATAAACCATGGAAGAATGGCGCGATGTTGTTGGCTACGAGGGATATTACGAAGTCTCCTCTTTAGGGAGGGTCAGGAGTGTTCAGAGGGTTGTTGATTGTGGTTGCCGTGGTATGCGGCGGCTACCAACCCGTTTGCTGAAACAAGTGGATATTGGGGGCTATTTGACGGTTCAACTGAACCGCGATCGGGCAACCTTCAAAGCGTTGATACATCGCCTTGTCTGCATAGCTTGGCATGGCCCTCCGCCATCAGAAAAACACCAAGTCGCTCACGGTGATGGGTCAAGAAAAAATAACAAACCGGACAACCTAAGGTGGGTGACTGCGGCAGAGAATGCGGCGGATCGAAGGGCACATGGGCGCACTGCGGAAGGACAGAGGAACTGGAACACCAAGCTGAACCCCCAACTTGTCCGAGAAATTAGGCGTAGGGCTTTGAACGGTGAAGCCTTTGTCGAACTAGCTAAAATGGCAAAATGCAGCGCCACGAATATACGTCACATAGTCAACAGACGAATATGGAAACACGTTGAATGAATTAACCTCGCTTCGGCGGGGTTTTTTATTGGAGGGCCAAAATGGCGTTCGCATCCTACTCAATCACACCAGCCCAAAATATTACGATTGCCGGTCAGTCGATCGCAGAGGGCACGACCTCACCGGGCACGGTGAACCTCGCAATTCGCCAGCTCATGGCGGACGGCAAGGCCCTGTCCGATCAGTTCGCAGGCCTCAATCTCGCCGGATATGCTCCGTTGAACGCTCCCGTGTTCACCGGACAGCCGACGTTCCAAGGACGCGGCGGGTTCCTGTATCACGCGAACAGCGCGAACGCTTCCGGGCGCATCTTCATCCAGGCCGAAGGCGATGCGCTGCCCGCGCTTAGCAACGGCGATCTCTTAGCTACTTATTAGATTGACATATAGCGCCGTTGGTATCAGAATCCCTTCATGGAAACAAAGATTTGCGCATGTTGTAAGCAGGCGGTTTCGACTGCCGATTTCTCTCCATTCAAAACCAGTAAGGACGGCTTGTATAGTTACTGTCGGCCTTGCGCTCGCGCAAAAGCCCGCGCGCCTGCCCCTCCTCCGATTGAAACGAGCGAAGGGGAGAGTTGGAGACCTGCGTCAGGTTGGGAAGATCTATACGCAGTGAGCAGCTTGGGCAGGGTCAAGGTTTTGAAGCGCGAAGCAAGATGCAAAAATCGCTGGGGCGAAATCGTCCAAACACGACCGGAAAAGCTCATGCACCCAAGCTCTACCAAGTTTGGGCATTTAGCCGTTACCTTTGCAAGAGGAAGCGAAAGATCAAGAAAGCTAGTCCATCGCTTGGTCGCCGAAGCTTTCATCGGACCTTGCCCAACCAGTGAGCATCATTGCGCCCATTGGGACGGTGACCCAGCAAATAACAAGGTTGAAAATTTACGATGGGCTACTGCTGCGGAGAATGCTGCGGATACAAAACGGCATGGTCATCTAAGACAAGGCGAAGAGAGCAACCTTTCTCGCCTCACTGAAACGGATGTGATTCAAATTCGCTCGGATGCCTCTTCTGGGAAAAGTGCGGCCATCCTAGCAGAAAAATATTCCATGACCGCTGCCGGTATTTACAAGATAATTAATCGAGAAAACTGGAAACACATCTAGGAGCGGCTAAAATGATCAATTGGACCGAGCGGCTTTCGAGCCGCTTTTTTTGTGCCCAATGAGCCTGCGCATCCAAGACGCGGGCACGCTGCGGACCATCAAGCGCCTGCGCATTCAACAGGGCGGCATTCTTCGCGACATCCGACGCCTGCGCGTGATGCACGATGGTGTCCTACGCACCGTCGCGGTTTTCGCCGAGCAACTGACGGCCAGCGCCAATCCTTCGTCGGTAGGCGGCACACAAAGTTCCGACCAGCCCATCACGGTCACGTCCGACGGAACTACTGCTTCCCCTTCAGGCGGGCGCGCCCCCTTCAATTACGCATGGACGCAAACCAGCGGGCCGAGCGCGACGATCACCGCGCCCGCCATGGCGACCACGCAATTCCGGGCCACCGTCGATCCCTTCGACACGGTGTCCCTCTCCTTTCGCTGCACGATCACCGATGCTGTCGGACAGTCCGCAAGCACTGAGGTCACGGCGCTTCTCAATAACCTTGGCGGGGGCGGTACACCACTATGAGCCGTATTAAATACTTCGAAACCATCACCAATTCGCGCGGCGACAGCTTGGCGAATTACCGGGTGCAGGTGGTCGATAGCGCAGGCGCAATCGTCATGATCTATCAAGACGAAGCTGGAACGCGATTTCAGGACGCGGCGGGCAATGTGGTAAATTTCACGCTGGCTGGCCCCGCTGGCAAGGCCGAGTTTTGGTGGGAGCCCGCATCCGGGCAAATCCTCCAGGTTCTAGATGCAGCAGGCAATCTGGTGGATGCCACTGATGGCTTTGCGAATAAGTATGTTCTGACGAACCTTCCCGGCAATATCGCCACGGCGGCAGTTGATGGCCTCGACACATCGCTTGCTGCAAAAGCCGAGTCCGCTGCGCTCGCTTCGCCCGATCCCGACAAAGGCGCGGCTCTGGTTGGGACGAAGCGCGCGAACGTAACAGGCTCGGTTCCGCGCGAGGTCAACCGGGTCCTGTGGGAAAAGCCGATTACCCCGTTCGACAAGGGCGCTGTGATGGATGCCCGTATGACGGGGGCTAGTGCCAATAACAGCGGCGCGGTGGACCCCAATTCTACCGATGACACCGATGCATTTGAGGCGTTCCTGTTTGAACTAGCAGCCACCGGACGCCCTGGCGAGCTTTGGCCCCGCGACGAGAACTTCGACCCCGCCAACCCGCCGGGGATGCGTCTGTCGCGTACGATTACGGTTCCGTCCGGTCGCAACAACATTTCGCTGAAAGGTCCGGGGCGAGAACTGTTCAAGATCATACAGACGGCGAATTTCGATTCCCCGCTGCTGGTGTTCGATGCTGAATTTGACCACCTGCGCGCGGACATTCGCGACTTCACGGTAACGCGCACCGACCCCGGCCCCGGCGGTCAGGGGGTTGCGAATGCCCCGGCAATTTCCATCCGCAATTATCACTCGTTCACGCTGGATGGCATTCGGACGAACCGGATGGGTTGCGGCATTCAGATCCTCGGCTCGCTTGGCGGAAACATCGACAACTGCCTATCGTGGTATGATCGCTACGGCATTCGTCTGGACTGGACCTCGGACTACACCACTACGCCGAACCTTATCTCGATCAACGACACGCAGCTTATCGCCAGCTACGAGATTGGCCTTTACGCGTTTCGCCCTACGAAACTGCGGGCACGCAACTTCGGAATTGAACAAACTGCGGTAGAGAACCCCAACTGGGCAGCAGATGGCAATGGTGTTCTTATCCAAGACGCTTGCCACGCAGGCCATGAAGCCGTCGATCTCGATTTTTATATGGAAGGCGTCAAAGGTTACGGCGTTCAGATCATAGACCGCCGTGACAAGGAAACGTACTACAAGATGAAGGGCACGATCAACCGCGTTCACGAAGATCAGCTCGCCGATATTCTTATCAATATGGCGAGCCATCAGGCGGGCGATCCTGTTACCACGCTCGTCAACGAATGCCAGCACGGCACTGTCATTCCCGGCTATACTCCAAGCGCGGCTCGCCCGTATCTGGCCGCCAATCCTGCCGCAGCATACAAGAATTTCACCCTGCGCGACGAGCGGGCGATGTATCGCGATGCCGCTGAGCGCCCGGTTCTTGGCACTAACGTCACTCGCCCGCGTCCCGGTGGTGACTTCAACGCTTACGTTCCGAATGCGTCCACGAACGGCGTAGGGATCGAAGTCGTAAAGCAGAACGCGGGCATCTATCGCATCTTTCCGGCGCGAGGCTGGAACCGCGAAACCGTTAATATCCGTTTGGTTTCGGGGACTAATACGCAGGGATTGGTGCCTCGTCTTTCCGGCGAAACCGCCGATTATGTGGAATACACATGGGAGGTCTACAACGGCACCGCATGGGTAACCAGCGATGCCGCCTTCTGGGTGAGCGGGACTTACCTGTGATGCGGTCGTTTGTGGGGAGGCGGTGATGGACCTCCTGTCTGCCATAGCCGTATCCCTTCGCGTCTCAATCATCATCATCGCGGGCGCGATGGTGGTGGGGCTTTGGCGGGAAAATTGGGCGGTTGTGACGCGCAAGCCGGGGTGGCGCGTCCATCTTACTTCCACGATCTTTACCGTAATGGTGGTGGCCGGCGCGATCATTTCGAGCGTCAACGTCTTTCCCGATGCGGGCTGGTCTATCCCTCGCAATGTGCGCCTTGGTGTGGTCAATTTTGGCCTGTCTCTATTCCTGGTCGGAACGCTGACCGGGCTTTATCGCCGCGCCCTTCGCTCCGGTCCTGAACAAGCCCGCGCCGCCTTTTTGACAGGCATCGCGATAGTCGCCGTGGGGTGCGCGTTTGTCGCCCTGCTTCATGCGGCCGGGAATCATGCGTGAACCTGCTGCGAGAAATCCCTGCCAAGTGGTGGGCGGTGCTGCTGGGGGTCTTGTTCGGCTCCCTCGCACTGATCGCCATGGATGGGCCAAAGAAGGGCTACGGCAGGACAATCGTTACAGCGTGTCTGACCGCGCCGCTCTTGTCGGTGCTGGCCGGGGCAATGCTGCCGTCTGACACCTCACTGGAAATAGCCGCGCTGATCGGGGGCGTGACCACTCTAGGCGGTATGGCGGTGATCGTGGCGGTGTCTCGCCTTGCCCCCTCGCTGGTGACGGCAGGGCTTACAGGTATCGCCCGGACCTATCTCGAAATCAATCCGAGCGAACCGGGGAAGCCCGGCGAAGTGACGCGCAGGCGTGAGGACGGAACGCCGGAAAACCCGGAACCTACGCTGGATGAACTGGCGCGCAGGTTCGACGAAAGGAAAGACCAATGAAGCTTGATCGCGAGCCGATCTTTGACGCTGTGCGCGTCATGTTGAAGCGCGGCTTCACCACCACTGAGGTTAAGGCACTGGACGCTGCGATAGACGAGGCGACCGGCACCATCGTTGTGACCGCGCCGCAAGAGGATTGGATCAAGCTGGCTGCGCCGCTGGTCGAACGGTTCGAAGGCATGGCGCGTAAAGTCCCCGGTGGCGTGCAGGCCTATCCCGATCCTGGCACTGGCGGCAAGCCTTGGACGATTGGCGTAGGGTCAACCACAGACGAGAATGGCGACCCGATCAAACCGGGTGACGTTTGGCCGCTGGCTCGCGCCCGCGCTCGTTTCGAAGCTCACTTGGCCGAGTTCGGCGAGGGAGTGGACAAACTGCTTGCCGGGAAGCCCGCTACAGCGCCCCAGAAAGCCGCGATGACAAGTCTGGCGTATAATATCGGCTTGTCGGCTCTTGCGCGCTCTACCGTGCTTAGATTGCACCGTGCGGGCGATTATGCCGGTGCGGCCAAGGCCTTTGCCATGTGGGTCAAAGCCGGGGGAAAGACTCTACCGGGCCTAGTTCGACGAAGAGCCGCTGAGGCGACGCTTTACGGGAGGGGTAGCTAAATGCTCGTCTGTCCAGCCTTGCGCAATCCTGTATCTCAACGTGGTCGCCTCTATTCCCAACATGCGCGACAAATCGGCCAACCTCATCTCTTTGCCGAGGTAAGTCACAATACGCTTGCGCGAGATATGTGCAGATTGTTCAAGCGGGGACGCCCAACGGCAATTGCTCGGCTCATAGGCTCCAGTGCTGTCGATACGATCCAAAGTTTTACCTGCTGGGCGTTCGCCCATATCCGCCAAAAAGTTAGCAAACTCTTGCCATCTGGCACACACGGAAATGCCTTTAGCTCCGTAATCCGGGAAGCGACTTGCCCGAGGGTTTTGGCAGCGTTGCTTCATCATTGCCCATGTCGTGTAGGTGCGACTCAAGGCCGTATGGGTCGTATGCCCATGTTTGCGGGAATTTGCGCTAGCCGAACAGGAGCGCGAACAGAATCGCCCCCTTCCATTCATCAAACGCCGCTGTGTGGTTTCGAACGTCTCGCCGCAGACAGAACAACGCTGGCTAATTCTCGGGACCTTTTTCGACATGCCCCACCAATAGTGCACATGTATCGGGTTTGCAATCAAATTAAAGCTGGCGGCAAGGTGATGGCCGGATTGATCCGCCGCCGCGCTGCCGAAGCGGAGTTGTACCGATCATGACCTTCCCGCGCATCAGCAACCACGGAAGCGAAGTCTTTCTGCTCGGCGTGATGGCCCTTGGGGTCATTATCCTCATCGGAATTGCGATCGGCAAGGGCAAGGTGGACGGGCTGGACATAGCCGCTTTCCTGCTCGTTCTACAGCGTATTGTGGAGGCCGTTCAAAAGCGGTGGGAACAGCGATCTGTAGATCAAATGGGCCGCAGTCTCGCCAATGCTCCGCAAGCCACACCCCCAACAACGGATGAAGCATGATGTTCGGACAATTCTTCGCGCCCGTATGGGTCAGGATAGCCGCTGCCGTGTTCGGGCTGCTCCTTGTCGCGCTGGCGGTCCAGTCGTGGCGGCTAGGCGCTGCAAACGAGCGGGTGGAAGAGACGCGCAACGCCCTCGCTGCCGAACGCGCCCAGCATGACGTTACGCGCGCTTCACTGGACGAGCTGACCTTTGAGATGACCCGCCTTGTCCAAGAGGGTGAGGTTCGAGCCGAGCGGGTGAACGAAGCCATGGCGCGGGTTGCTGACGAAACAGCGGCAATGAAGGAGCGCGCTCAGATTATCGAGCGCGATGGTCTGGGTGAGGACTATGTGAGCGATCTACGGGAGGCGGGGATATGAGGGTGGAATTCGGGAACAGCGGTTTTTGCGGTATTTCCCCTCGAAAGTGGCGGAAGTCTGCCGTTTTTATGGGAATTCTTCTTTCGGCCTGTTCGCACAACGAACCGGGTATTGAGGTCCGCACGGTCGAGGTTTTGCGCCCAGTCCCCTGCATCCCCCGCGATCAGATCCCAGCTGAGCCCGCCACGGTAGGCGATAGGCTTACCGGCGATCCCGTTCTTGACCTTCCCACTGTAGCTGCATCGGCATTGGCCTTGCGTGCGTGGGGTCGGGAGATGGAGGCAGCGCTTATTGCTTGCGCGGAGTGAGGCTTAGGCACCTAGATCCCAAACGGGAATTGCTGCCTTCTTCAGCTTCCGCACCATATCAGCGGTCCCTGTTCCACCGGGGAACGCTACAGCGACACTCGGTTTGCCGTGTTCGATCATCTGCTGGTTGCGGCGTCCGCCAGCCTTCGCATCATATTGCGTTCCATCGCGGCGCTTTCGTATGACAGCATCGGGATGCGAAAGATCGGTCCACTTCGCTGGATAGGGTGCTACCTCGACGCCATTCCGCTCGGCCCATAGCTTACTGAGCGTGTCAGCACCCGTAGCTTCACCTTCGATCAAGACCGCTATGCCATGCTTGCGATGAACCGCTGATAGCGCCCTTTCAACTAAGGACGCGTCAGCGAAATCGCGACCGCCAGTCACTACGACCCGGAGTGCTTCAGACATACCCGCTGATAGCATGAAATAGCTTGCGGGTCTATAGGGTATTGATCTATAGAGGATGGGTCGGAACGGCTTTGGATTGGGAGTTTCCCGGTCGGCTTAAGTTTCGGCACTGCTGCGGCGGTGGGATGAAAGCGCGATAACCTGTGCACGGGCCGCGTGGAACGTTAATCTCGCTTCAGTTGGTGAGAGCCGGAGTAGCGACCGGCCCGCAGCTGCTTTTGGAGAGAACCGATGCGCGAAGGAATGGTCGGCGGAATTGATAGCGGCACCGCTTTCTTGGAAGGCTGGGGTGGCGATTTAGCTACCCCCACCGCTCCACGAACTTCTCGCACGCCTGCCGAAGTTCCAGCATATGAGCGGTGAAGTCCGGCTTCGTTTCCGGCAGGTCCAGAACCTTTTCTAGCGCGACCTTCAATCGCTCCATTTCCGCGCTGTCTTTGTAATGGCTTCCCGACACCTCAAGCCCCTGTGATGATGCTGTATGGCTAAGGCTTAGACGGGGGATGGCAATCATCTCGTCGGGCACCATGGCTCCCTTCGTCCGGTCCATTTGCGCGCCAGTCCTTCCGCTACGAGCTGCCGGCCGATAGAACCCCGGCTGTTCGAGATGATGCCAAGCGTTCGCCCATATCGATCCTTGCCAGTTCTCTCGATACGATACGGCTCACTGTTCAAGAGGACAAGCAGCCGATCGCGGGCACGGATTGCCAGGAGGCGTTCGGCCTCGCATTTGGGGCGGGACAGCTCTGGCGCATCAATCTCTGCGACCCGCACCTTCTCACGCCCGATCCAGACAGTATCGCCATCCACAACGCAATCGGAGCGCACTCCACTTGGTGGGCATATAGCCAAGGCGGCGGCTAGAAGGATCATGAACGCGATGCCGGTGTGGGGATTGGTTCGACAGTCACCCGCCAGCTTCCAATATAAACGCCTCGACATGAGTTACCGATCAAGTCATGCACGTACTTATGATCACGATGGGGTGTTTTGCGGATAGCATGGATAACCAGCGTATCGCAAGCATCCTTGACTGGATCGCATTCCGGAAACAGTCGGTCAAGCATTCGCGCGATGAAACCCCGCAAGTCACTCATGGTCTTGACCTTTCAAAAGGTGTTCGCCGCGTTCGATTGCATCCCGTGTAGCAACAAGATTTATTAGCGCGCCCATTGCCATATCGGAATTAAGGTTGCTGGTGTTCTTCGCGTATACGCGTAGCTCTCGCAACAGGCGGCCATCAATTGCGGCCACTATATCGGCGCGCTCTTGTTCTGCCTCCGTCAGCTTCTTCGCAATTCGTTCTACCTCTGTAGCCTCAATCGACATCGGTTGTCTCCTTAAGGGCGGTGCGGGCGAGGCTTTGGAGATAGCCCGGGTCGTTGGCTATCTGGCTCGCTAAGCTGCTGAGCCTTTCGCCCCGCTCTTCGGCATGTCGTCGAAGCGCGGCCAGCGGTGAAACAATATCCTCCAAAGCCTCCCTGTATTGGCG